AGATATAAACTTTTTGGTGAAAGAATCTGAATATCTGCTACACAGAACTCGCCCTCAATATTCTTTTTTTCGCATTTAAGTGTTATTAGAATATCCCGAATAAACTCAGCAACGCTATGTTCCTTCTCAAGCTTGTCATCAATAAGACGTTTATGTGTTGCTGCGATTGTTGGATAAAAACTCTTTTCCCGACATGACTCACACGTAATATGGCATGTACACGGCATTATTTACTACTAGGTTAAAGGAAGATAACCTTCAAATTTATAAACATGGTTGTCTACAAGACAAAGGCGGAACGTGTACAGGAAGCCGTTACTCTATTGAAAAAACTGAAGGAACTTGGGATTCATGTATCGGATCCCGGATATAAGGAGGCAAAGACACTTCTCGATGAATGGATTAAGACAGGAGAACCATCAGAACATATCTTTTGGTTTGCCCGCTACGGGCGTAAGGCGGAGATCAAACTTCCTAAACGGGTGGAACAAGCGGCGACGCTGAGGCTTTTTGCTCCTGTTGAGGAGTCTACCGAAGAATAGGAAGCTTATAGATATAGATACTGATACCCTTTTCAATGTAGAGATATGACTCTCCACTCTTCGACTCAGGCACATCAACCTCATGACAACTTTCCCCATACTCTTCAAAGTATAACAGATCTTCATCAAGAGTCTCCTTATGCTTAGTCTTTACAGCCGCAACAGCTTGGTCATATGTTTTATAGGCACAAAGATACGGGTCACCATTCTCAACAACAACATAGACAAACTCCATGGTATCGGTATCCTACTTGGCGTATAAAAACAGTTTTCAATTTTTTATGATGTAGAGCAGGAGGCACGGATGAACGCAACAAACGTGCGCAGTGAAGGAGCTCTCTACGAGCTTCTGTGCCGTGGAAATAAAGATGTTTATTTTTTCGCCGATGATAAAACTGCCCTCTATCCGTATGATAATGCTTACAAACCACATTCACAAGTCATTCATGAAACCCGTCTTCTACCTCCTCTACAAGCCGTTGATTTTGGTCGTCCGATTGAGTTCGAGTTTGAGATCGCAGGAGATGTTGTTGTTGAGCCAACTCTTGTCATTGAACTCCCTACATGGTTACCTGAAGCGGTCGCGGCAATAAATACACGGTCGTTAGTCACAGACACCGCAGGTGTTTCCTATGGATACACGCGCGGTATCGCGTATTTCTTGTTCAGTAAGATTCAGTTTTTCCAGGATCGGTATCTTGTTCAAGAATGGTCGGGTGATAGTCTATTTGCTTTATCACGAAGTCTTGGAACCTTGAACAGCGCATTTCTTGAAAACGCACTTACAGGAACTCATGATGGATCTGCGCGTGCGATTGGATGGAACGCGACTCCTGGTAAGCTCCGTTTACCATTACCGATTATTGGATGTCAGCATCTGAATGAGGGTGGATTTCCGCGAGTTGCTGCAACGACTCAAGCATTTCGAGTTCGGTGTATTCTACGCAAGATTGAGGATCTAGTGGAAGCATCCGATGGTCGCGCAAAGCCGCAGCCGTGGGAACGTAAGGATTTTGGATGTCAAACAGTTCCTAATGGAAACTCTGTTCCGTTTACAACGATTGGACGCAATGATCTTCAGCATCCAACTGTAATGATTGAAACAAGGCATATTTATACAGATCGTGAAACACAAGATGCGCTCAAAGCAACAACTCTTACTATACCATTTGAATCGATTTATGAGAATAACTTTACACAGGGATCGACTGATTACGCACCGATTACACGCGGAGGTGTGGCAACTGTTAAACGTCTTCTAGATGGCAATCATCCTGTTGGGCGTATTGTCATGGCATTTCATTCAATGCCTGCTCTACGTGCCAATCAATACTGGAACTATACTGCTGATATAAGTGGAGGACAATTCTACAATAAAATCAGTTTATTGATTGCGAGCCGTGACCGTGAAACAGCATGGGATTCTTCTGTTTGGCATACACTTGAGTGCCATGCGAAAGAAGAGCGTGATCCAGGATATAATCTATCCTACATGAACTGGACGCTAGGCGATACCATAGGTCGTGATCCCGCTGTTCCACGACAGTTAGAAGGATCAATAAACTTTACAACGGCTCATAAACCCACTTTACTGATTGATCTCACGGCAATACCCAATGATCCAGTAACAGGCAATCCGAACACGACTCTTGATGTCTACGTGGAGGGTTGGGCGGCCATGGAGTTTGAAAAAGGTCGTTCGGCAATTCTGTTTGGAAACTAACTTCAGTCCGAACAGTAGAAGATGGACTTACAAGGCGCGGCGTTGGTTCTATTTCTTCTTGGATTGATTGTTCTTTCTAACTATTGGACGCATGAACTTGGAAGTAATTTTTACAAAGGTGATCAGAAAACGATTCAGGTGTTTGATCTTGTACACAGTTTAACTCCGGATTTACATGACTACAGGGAATACAACGATACGATTGCCGTGGCGACAATCATATCATTTTTCTTTATTCCGACAACAACCGTGCTAAGTGAAATCTTAGCAAAGTTTCTTCTTATTATGGCATTACGATCTGTCACGATCGTATGTACGATTCTACCGAAACATCATAACTCGGAAGAAGGTATGGATTGGTTAGCGTATATCCGAGGGCATTGTTATGATAAGATTTTTAGTGGACATACGGCTTTTGTATTTCTTACAACACTTATATATTATCGTGAAGGATATATTAACTTACCTATTCTTTTAATGATAAATCTAGCAAATATGACAAGTATTTTACTTACACGATCGCATTATACGGTTGATGTTATTCTAGCTCTTTTCATAACATACTTTGTCTATAATGGTGATTATCATCTATTTACAGAAACTCTACAAAAACTTGAGATTCTACCTCCAGAATCGTCTACGAGTTAAACAGAATGCCGTTGACTATATCCTTTGTACAAACGGCCCCAGGACCCGATAAAGTGATCGCACAATGGGCAACTGATGGAGGTGTTCAACAAAATGAACATACTGTCTTAGTTACGGGCGTCACAACGGCACCACTTTCAAATCTTCTTACAAATATAAATCTTCTTATTGTGGGTGATTCATCGGCAAGTAATCTTGCGACCTATTTACAAACAGCACGAACATCATTAGGATATTCAGCAACACTTACGATCACAACACAGTTGATTGGATCTTCGTATACAGGTGCCAATATGACAACTGCTAACTTTGACTGTATTATAGTCTACACAAATGGTGGGCTCACATATAATAGCTCACTTGGAACAAATATGAATGCTTTTGTTCAATCAGGTGGACATATGATAACCGCCGCATTTGTTTGGGGTAACGTATCAGCAATTACAAACTTTACGTATACAAACTGTCCTTTTCAGTACTTAGGCTCATCATCTGTAGCTAGTATTTCACCCTATACTGTCGTTGTCGATACAACGATTACTCGTGGACTACCAACCACATTTACAACAACATCTTACTTTCAATCGGCAGGTATTGTAGCACAGTCAGGAACCACAGTAGTCGCAACCTATCCGAGTGGCACCGCATTTATCGGAACGGCAACGATTGGAGGAGTGCGACAAGTTGGTATCAATACATATCCCATTCTAAATGATACAAACCTACAAAAAATCATCTGTAATGCTATTTATTGGGCAGTAGGGAATATCTAAGGGATACTCTCTACCCTCTACAGATGGACGGACTGGGTGGAGCTTCCAGGCCTCGCGGTGATATCACAACCCTTTTGGATCTCGCGACACGCGATAACCAAGATGATTATTATACACCAATAAACTCCGAAACAACGTGGTTTACACGGGATCAGGAACGACGCAATCGCCCATTTGTTCCCGCTGTTCAGAACTTCCCGTTCCGTGGCCCCGCAGCATTCGGTCAACGATTCACATTTGATGTAGGATCCGTCAGTTGTGGTGATTTACTATTCAATGTTATGCTTCAGATTAAACTAGGACATTGGTTTGATCAGACAACAATTCTACGTATTTTATCGGGTCGCTACCAGTATAAGAATCCTGAAGAAGCATGGTATTACGCAAACTCACTTGGCACCGCAATCGTAGAAAAAGCGGAACTCGAAATTGAAGATCAACTTATTGAAACGATTGATGGGGATTTTGCCTTTATTACAGGAAAACTCTTCACTGATCTAAACCAACAGGTTGGACTCAATACAGATGGCATAGGCTATACAAGTTTTGAAGGTCTGAAAACCTGGTCACAATCACGTCCATTCCCTACCGAAGGTGGGAACCTACTCGTAAATCTACCCTTCTTTTTCAGTCGTACTCATTTGAAGGAGGCAATGCCTCTAATTGCGTGTCGTGAGGGAACTGTGCGTATCCATATCACTCTACGGAAGTTTGAGGACTGTGTACGGATTCAATCGGGGCTTCGTGCCTCTTGTACAGATACACCACTCGGTAAAACATTTAGTTTTATCGATACTGGCCTTATTTACAAACCTACGATTCAGATACAAGCAGAGACTCAGCCTCCACAATTCTTAGATATTCAACTCATCACCTATGGAGCGTATATCACAGGAACGGTTCGTGAACGGATGTTACGAACACCGTTTGAAATCCTCCATCGTGGTGTAGAGACATTTGTATTTTCAGAACCTTTGAAATATCTTATGAATAAAGGCTCAGGTGATACAATCACGATTCAGCTTCCACTTGAAGCAAATCATCCGATGGAAGAGATTCTATGGGTTATGAGACGCAAGGCCGCTACAATCAATAATAACGAATGGTCTAACTATACAAATGTAACAAGTTTCGAGTATGATCCAACATTCAACCCTACGAAGCCGTTTCTTCTTAATGCGTCTATCCAAATCAATGGAATAGAACTTATAAACTCAACTGAAGATTATTTCCGTCAACTTATTGCTCGTCACCATCGTGGAGGAGCGATCGCATTTGCTTCCTATATTTATGGATATCCATTTGCTAGAAGTCCATCAGAACATCAGCCAAGCGGAACACTCAACGCGAGTAGAACACAGAATGTGCGTCTTAATCTGACCGTGCGGCCACCTGGTGGCGCGCTAAATCAGGAATGGGAAGTAGCGGTCTATGTTGTGGGGCTTAGATGGCTGCGTTTTGAGAATGGAATCGCAAATAAGATGTTTGATAACTAATAGAAATGTCAACACGTAAGAATCGTTCTAGTGGAGGAGGCACCCGCAAAGCGGGTAGGATTCCTATGTATGCTATGACGCAGCATGGTCTTAATGAATGGCATAAGGATATGTTTGAGAAGCTCGGCTGGATGGTGCTTCTCAAAGCGAAAGGGTTCAACTACAAGATTCCGATGTATAAGAAAGGGATCGAGCATTTAATCAAGGCAATCAAGCATGTTCGCAGTGAATATGAAGATCATAATCGTAAGCATGATCTAAATGTGCTTCTGATGAATGCGGAAGTATTACAAGACTTCGCGACAAAGCACCTATAAATTTGAAATCATTACAAGCTTCATCTAAGGTATCGTTACAATGGAGCCTCCAGCGCCTCCACAACCTCCTAGAAGGTTTGACAAATATCCTAATCTGGTGATGAAAGAGCCACGCACAGCACATTCCTTTGCAAAGAATATCTTTGAAAATGAAGGGGCTAAGTTCCGAAACAATCCACTTACGAACACAGACTGGTGTCATATCCATGTTGCCGTGCTTGTAAAGCGTGGAAAGATTATCGCAGAGGCATGTAATCAGGTGGGTTCACGTCACATGGGCTGCGGATACAGTGATCGTAGCATTCACGCAGAGCGCGCAGTTGTAAAGAAGCTTGGGAATACTGAACTGATGCGAGGCGCAGATATGTATATCTTTCGTAATGGTCGCACGGAGAATAGTCGCTATTCTCAGCCATGCCAAGCATGTGAATGTTTCTTAAAGAAGTGTATGAGGGAGTATGGACTGCGGTTTGTCTTCTATTCCATATAACCTATCCTCACGGTAGGATGGTGGCCGCACTACTAAAAATCTTACAGTCAGGCATTCAAGACCTACGACTTCTATCACCAAAAGGTCAGCCTAACTTAGATTTTTTTAAGAAAGTTTTTATCAAGGCTGGTCGGTTTACAACGCAGTGGGTGCGAGTTGACTTTGATCAGATCCCTGACTTCGGAAAAACAGTTAATCTAACTCTTCCGAGACAGGCGCATTTGGTTAGTCGAATCTATATTGTTGTAAACTATCCAGACATTGTATCTCAGCAACTCGTTGCTCAGGCCGCAGGTGGAGCCAACTTCGCAGGGCCGAACTTTGGATGGACAAACTCACTTGGACATGCGATCTTTCA